CGACTAGTGAGCAACTTAATCAGGTAGCAGATAATTTACAAGAAAACTTACGAAAAGTTCCTAATTTTTTATATGTAGGATAATGGATAAATCAAGGGGGAGATACTACTCAAGAAGAGATGTGAGATTCATGAATAGTCTTAATGGTGAATTAATGCTAGATATAATAGAACAATTAGTCGTTATATACAAAATTAATCCGCAACAAACATCGGCAACTATGTATGGTGAATCTATGAATAAAGTATATTTTCCTGGTGTAGAATTATCTTGTTTAGTAGAATCTGATCCACAATCAACATCATATGAAGGTTTTGGTCCTGATGTTAAAAAAGGTACAATTTTTAGATTTCATCAAAAACTGTGTGAAGTAAAAGAAATATATCCGGAAATTGGTGATATTGTTTTTTGGGAAAACTCATATTTTGAAATTGATAATATCGTTGAAAATCAATTTTTAGGTGGTCAGCCTGAAAAAAATTATAGTTTATTAAGTAATGCTCATATGTCACGAATAAGCAAATTAAATATTTTACCAAGGAATCTTTAATGGATTATGATAGTGTAAACAATCCTTTTATAACTCTTAGAAATCATAATACGGAACAAGAGTTTACAGTCGATTTGTCAAAAAATTTACCTATTGTTGACAATGATCCATCGATGTCAAATATGAAAAAGTCTGACCATACGCTGTATTCTGATAATCGTGCGGAAAAAATGAGATTAGGAGATGATGTAAAATCACTTGGTTCATATTCAATTTCTTTGGTAGATATAGATAACATAATTTATGAGTACATCACAAAAATTATAAATCCTCAAGTAGTAGGTGCTAATTCTGAGGTGGTGTCAGTACCGGTTCGTCATGCTTCACCCGAAAGATGGAATGCAATACAAACTGATGGAGTATATCGTGATGATAAAGGTCAATTACAAAGACCAATTATTATATTTTCAAGATCAAGTGTATCAAAAGATGATTCGTTTTTAACCTTTAATAGATATTTGACGGTGCCGTTTGTTAAGAAATTTAGTAAAAAAAATGCATACGACAAATTCAGTGTGTTAAATTCAGCAGAACCCTTACATGAAGTTCATAATGTTACATTTCCAGATCATGTAATATTAACTTACGATTTCAATATGTCCGCCGAATATGTTCAACAAATGAATCAACTTGTAGAAATCTTTAATTTTGCCGAAGGTGATTATTGGGGTGATCCAAAAAGATTTAAATTTAGGGCAAAAGTAGATTCATTTTCAAATACGGTAGAAACTGCTTCTGATGAAGATCGAATTGTTTCTACTAGTTTTTCTTTGACTGTAAATGCTTATTTACTTCCTATGGTATTTAATAATAAAACTAATGTCCAACGTGGATTGAGTACACGAAAAGTATCATGGGGAGTTGAAGCATCTGCTTCTGATGCTGACAAAATGATCGGATTAAATGGAAAACCAATGATAACAAATTCATACAATGAAGTTTACATTAAGAAAACTGCGAAATCAAATTCCAATAAAATAAATTTGATTTTAAATAGAAAAAGACCAACAATCTATTTAAGAAAACAAGATGCTGAAAAGTACGATATTAGAATATGGCCGGATCGTGAAAATTATATGATTAATATTGAAGGAAGAAACTTTGAAATTGCGAAACTAAATAATGGGTCAACATTTATATGGGATTACAAATCAGATGAAATAGATATGACTTCTGAAAAAATGTACGATGTAATTTATAATAAAACTGATGAAAAATCTGTTAGTGTAGAAGTTGGTAAGGGATACGAATTACTTAAAATTAGATTTACTTAAAATAAAGTTGCAAATGTATTAGTTTCTGTTATATTAAAGAACATGGAAAATAAACAATGCAATATTTCGGAAGATGAACAATCAGAATTAGTTGATTTAACTGCCGAGTATCAAAATATAATTTTAGCTTTAGGTGAATTACAAGTAGAAGAGTTATCACTAAATAATCAACTTGATGTGGTTAAAGCAAGACAAAACAAATTTAAAGACACTTTAGTTGAGTTTAAAGGTAAAGAAAAGTTATTTTTACAAAGACTAAACAAGAAGTACGGTGAAGGTTCTTTGGATACTTCTTCTGGTATATACTTTAAACAATAGTATTTTTGGATAAATATTAAGTTTTGGAATTTTTTATGTATATTTATTCTAAAAGTTTCATTTTTAACTATTAACAACTCAATCAAGGAGAAAACATCAGATGGCAGAACGCATAGTAAGTCCCGCAGTATTCACCAATGAAATTGATTCAACATATCTTGTTGAAGGAATTTCGGCCATTGGAGGTGCGATAGTTGGTCCTTTTACAAAAGGTCCATCGTATTCACCAACCGTAGTAACAAGTATTAACGAATTAGACGCATTATTTGGTAGTCCACAAGGTTTATATTATTCACCTTATACCGCTAGAGAGTATCTTTTACAACAAGGTGTAGTAACTATTGTTAGAACAGGTGCACTCGAAGGTTGGAAGTGCGAAAACGCACTAGCAATCACCGCAGAATATATATCAGGAAGTCTTGATGAATCAAGTGAACTTTCTGAAGGTGATATGCCAAATAGTCCAGTCGTAATCGGAGTATTAGCAAATACACTTAAAGAAGTAAACGATGATTTAACAGTCATTCCAAAAGTTGATCTTGCTGAACCAAGACAGACATCCGTTGGATTTGAAGGTTCTACTTTAGCAAATGATTCTGATGAGCAAGTAGACGAATTACGTGTATATTGTGTGCCAAATGATAGAGGTGGAAAAGATGAATTTACAACAGGAAAATTAACTTTACGTGTAAGGAGTCAAGATCTAGCAAATGGAACATATTCATTTGATATCAATCCTTCTTCACCAAATAGTTTACAAAATATTTTTGGAAGAACGGCACAAAGAAATGTAAAACCTGCATATTTTGATTCTTATTTTGAAAGCTCACAAGCAGAAATTTACGATCACATTTATTCACATGGTGCAGAATATAATATTAAGATAGAAGTAAATGACGATTTTCTTAATTATAGTGATCCTCTCTCTGATCAAGACCAAGATGGTCAACCAGATGCTAATTATGAATATCCTCCGTATAACGGAGACGGTCAAGGTGAATTTGCTTCACGTCCTGCTTCAACTCCATATGTTATGTCGCAGGAAATAAGTGGTGCAAGATACGAATTGTTTAGATTTCATACTCGTAGTTTTGGACAATCTGCAAATCGTGAAGTAAAAGTTGGTATTTTTAATGTTAAAACACCAGGTACTTTAGACGGAACAGATTATGGAACATTTAGTGTGGTGGTTCGTGGATTCGGTGATGACGATAAAACACAAAATATCATTGAAGAGTATAGGAATGTTACCTTAGATCCCACAAGTGCAAGTTATCTTCCAAGAGTAATTGGTGATAGATTCACTTATATTAACGAAGAAGGTAAAGTTATTGAAGTTGGGGATTATGGAAACGGAAGTAATTGGGTACGAGTAGAAATGCCACGAAATAGTGTTGCACCTGTACAATGTATGCCATATGGTCACGCTGCGTACAGAAGTCCAGTAGGTGGTTTAAATTTACCAGAACCAAAATATTCTCATGCATCTCAATATGAAAGAGTTCCAAAAAGATACTTTAATGGTGCTGTATTCAATGAAGTTTCACCTGATGGTGTATTAAAACTTCCAGAATGGAGTAAAGATACGATAGAATTATTTTCATCTATACCTTACCAAGCAGGAAGTGCCGGAATGGGTTACTATATGGATAATCCGGGTGTAGTAAAAACAAACGCAGACGGAGTAATAGTAGATCAACCCATTGAAGGAATTCCAACATCTCCACCAACTGCATCTTTAGAGTCAGACGCACGTGGTTTTCGTAGATTCTTGGTAGGATTTCAAGGTGGAGCAGACGGAATGTCACCTGTACAACCAATTATGATGGGTAAAGATATTCGTGCTAATAATGTGCAAGGAATGAATTGTAGCAAAAGAATGTCTAGTGGATCACAAGCATACAGACGTGCATTTAGAGCATTAAGTAATCAAGACGAATTTGATATTAATTTGTTAGTAACTCCTGGTCTTTCACTTGATTTACACAGAAGTACAATCAATGAAGGTGTTGATTTGTGCGAAACTCGTGAAGATTGTTTTTACATTCTTGATGTTGTGTCTTGTAACGGACAACCTGGATTGGTAGACGAAGCAGTAACAGAAGCATCAACTATTGATAGTAATTACGCTGCTACATATTATCCTTGGGTCAAAATTATTGATCCTTCTACAAACGCACTTCAAGAGTTTCCTCCAAGTGCGGTTATGCCAGCAGTATATGCTTCTAATGATAAAACCGCTGCAGAGTGGTTTGCACCTGCCGGTTTGAATCGTGGTGGACTTGAAGGAGCAATAAGTGTACTTGATCGTCTCACATTCGCAGAAAGAGATACTTTATACGAAGGTAAAGTTAATCCAATTGCTCAGTTTCCTGGACAAGGAATTGTTGCTTTCGGTCAAAAGACACTACAAAGAAGAGCATCTGCACTTGATAGAATCAATGTAAGACGTCTTTTGATTACTCTTAAGAAGTTTATCGCAAGTACATCACGTTATTTGTTATTTGAACAAAATACCGCTGCAACTCGTAATAAGTTCTTGGGTATTGTTAATCCATACTTAGAAGCAGTTCAACAACGTCAAGGTTTGTATGCGTTCAATGTCATCATGGACGAATCAAATAATACACCTGACCTTATTGACAGAAACATCCTTTACGGACAAATCTTCTTGCAACCTGCACGTGCAGTTGAATTCATCATTCTTGATTTCAATCTTCAAGCAACTGGTGCATCCTTTGGGTAAGCAATAATATTAATAAGTTAAAATTTAAACCCCTCTTCGGAGGGGTTTTTTTTTAGTTCAAATATATATTTATTAATAATGGAAATGTCTCTTACTGATATTTTGCATGAAATGCAATACAAGGAATTCTGCTCGTTCGTAAAAGAAAACAAACTTGATACAAATGATGCTAGGTTGACTGAGTTTGTAATTCCTGGTAAATTAAAGAAGATTTGGTCTTTTATTACACAATTAAAAGACTTAGTGAAAATTAAGTTGGTAGATTTGGTAAAATTGTTTTTAGACAAACTCGTATTTAAGTTTTTTGCTAAAATAAAATTCAGTATGGATTATTTGTTTAAACTTGTTAAGAAAGGATTTAAAGCATACAAAGAAGTAATAAAAGCAATAGGTGAGTATGTTGCAAATACCAAAGTAGGAAGATGGACTGAAGAAAAACTAAAAGACTTGGATGCATTTCTTGCAAAACATCCTAGAACTAAGAAAATAGCAGGATTTGCAGTTGCTGGTATTCTTATTTATATCTGGTTAAATATGACTTTCACCGGAAATGCTGATTATGATTTTGATATGACTGATATGATTCTTGCTCTTGGAGGTGGGTTTACATTATCCAAATTGTTTGCAGGTCCTGAAGGAATGGCATTATTAACTTTATTTGCAACTGGAATGATAGGACTGTCATTCCCATGGCCTGGTCCACAACATTTTCAGTTCATTGGTGCGGTGTTATATGGATCAGCAAAACTTGTTGGAAAGAAACTCAGAAAAGATAAATAAATATATTTTTTTAAAATTTAATATTTATCTATGAACTTTTAATGGAAAAAGACACTTTTCACTTAACTAACAAATATTTATCTTAAATACAACCTTTAACGGAGAAAAATTAAAATGGCAGAAGTAATTGACGTAAACGAAATGTTTTTCACAGCCTTTGAACCAAAGACTGCGAATAGATTTATAATGTATATGGACGGACTACCAGCATATCTTATTAAGAGTGTAACTCGTCCTAACCTTAATATTGATCCAGTCACAATCGACCACATCAATATCAAAAGAAAACTAAGAGGTGGTAAAGCCGAATGGCAAGATATCACAATGACACTTTATGATCCGGTAGTTCCAAGTGCGGCTCAGGCTGCAATGGAGTGGATTCGTCTCTCTCACGAATCTGTTACCGGTAGAAATGGTTATGCTGACTTTTACAAAAAAGATTTGACCTGTAACCTTTTAGGTCCAGTCGGTGATAAAGTCGAGGAATGGACAATCAAAGGTGCATTTTGTACTGCGGTTGATTTTGGAACATTGGATTGGTCAACAGGTGATCCGTTGAATGTAAACTTGACCGTTGCGTATGATTATGCAATCCTTCAATACTAATTCTATTTTATAGGCTGTATTTAATAAAATAACTCCCTTCGGGGAGTTTTTTTGTTTTTGTATATATTTATCAATAACATGAAACTACAACAACTAGAAAGTCAAGTACTGAACATATTCGAGGAAATAGTTCAAGATAAGTATACTGAACTGCAACTTGAAGGAATGAGTGGAGCATATTCCAAACTCGCAAAATTTCTTTTAAAACAAGTCAAAGTTGGAAAGTTTTTAAGAAACTATGATATCGATACTTCGTCGGGTCGCATGGTATTTCAAACAGGAAGTGGAAAAAAAATCATATTTAATGATATGAAATTAGGAGTAACTGCAAATAAATCTTGGAAAGGAAAAAAAGATAGTGAGTTTTTCAGTTACGGTGATCACAAAGATATGTTGAAGTTTGCTTTAGCAGATATTTAATATATAAAAAGTCTGTTTTTTTATTAAAATATTTTTTTTCTTGTATATGTATATATATTGGTATATTGTATATCAATAAATAATAAAAGGTTACAAATATGGAAAAAGATGAAAGCATTCAAATTCCTGACGAAGTTCGTCAGGCAATGGCTAATGATGATACAACCAAAACACGGTCATCGTCTGCTTCGGAAGTAAAAACTCCAAAGCAACCTAGTCAGACATTTCAACAAACAGATACTGTTCAAAAAACCGAGTATCCAAGTGAGGTCGTTGATCTTCCAAGTAAAGGTTGGTTTTACGATCAAAATTCTCCACTCGCAAGTGGTAAGATTGATATAAAATACATGACTGCAAAAGAAGAAGATATTCTTACAAGTCAAAATTTAATCAAGAAGGGAGTAGTTTTGGACAAACTTCTTGAGCAACTTATTGTAACACCTGGTGTGAAACTCAATGACATTTTAGTAGGTGATAAAAATGCTATTTTTATTGCTTCACGGGTATTGGCATATGGAAAAGAGTATAAAATAAAGTTTAAAGACCCATCAACCGGTGACGATGTAGAAGATACAATCGATTTAACTAAACTTAATCCTCGTGAATTGGACTTTGATCAATACACAAGAGGTGAAAATATTTTTCAATACGAATTACCACATAGTAAAAAAATGGTTCATTGGTCGTTGCTAACTCACGCAGACGAACAAGCAATTGATGCAGAACTCAAAGGAATGAAAAAGTTTACTAAAAATAAAAATGAAACTTCTGAAGTCACTACCCGTTTGAAGTATGTTATTAAAGCACTTGACGGAGAAGACGATAGAGCAAAAATCAAAAGTTTCGTAGATAAAGAACTTCTTGCAAGAGATAGTTTGGCATTTCGTGAACACATCAAGGAAAATACACCAGACCTTGATATGACATTTAATTTTGAATCCGAAGACACCGGATATGAAGAAAGGATGACGATCCCTCTTGGGGTCGACTTTTTTTACCCTTCCACCGGAGTATAGAATACAACTCCACGAAGAGATTTTTAATCTCTGCTATTATAGTGAAGGTGCTTTTAATCAAAGCATTGTATACAATATGCCAATTTACCTGCGTAGATTCTACTCAAGAAAGTTGTTGGACGTAAAAACTAAAGAGTCTGAAAAAATAAAATCCGAGCAAGCAAAATCAAAATCTAGTTCATCTCGTCCTGCTCGTCCACCAAGTTCATTTAGGTAGTCGTTTTTCCATATAAATTCAACCTAACATATATTTATACATGGATATATGTACTCACAGGAAATTTATATATGGAAAATAAAAAAACAAACGATAAAGAAGTATTGACCGAGACTCAAATTATATCTGAGTTTATTGGTAGTTTAGTTAATGCAATATTTAAAGGTAAAGCAAACAAATTAGCAAAAGGATTTTATTCAAATCCAAAATTAAAAAAGTCTTTGCAAAAGTATATTGATGATACAAACGAGTTCAGAAAAGAACTTAAAAGATTAGGATTGGGTAATCAAGAAGATTTAAAAAAAGCACTTGCTGATAATCCTAATTTGCCTAATTGGAAAAACTATTGATGTTGATATAAAATGGCTGATATTATTGATGTTCAATCATTTACAAGTCAACTCCAAAGAGAGTTGATGAATAATATCACGCCTGAATTAAAAAAAATAACAGATATATCAAAAGATTTAAATAACGCAATTATCGAGGGAAACATTGATGTTGCGGTAGAAACAATTGGAAGTGATAAAGTTAAAAACTTGACCACAGAGTTAAATGCTTCAAATGCTTATTTTGAAAAAACCATTGAAACAACAAATTATATTGCAGATCAATTTGCAGGTATAGAAGATCACACAATTGCGATAAATAAAGTACA